CAGCGGGTGATAAAGCTCGCCTCATTAAATTAGCAAATACATGGATGCGGAACGAAGTTGGATATGTTCCAGATCCGATTGACTCACTCCTGATCGATGCTGCATGCGAAATTATTAAGGGTATTCAAGCTGGTGTGATCTATGTGGGAGTAGCTCGTCAGACGACAAGTGAAAGCGTTAAGGCCGACACAGTGCAGGTCACTGAAAGCTTTGCTGAAGGTAGTGTAGAAATATCAGAATTTGAGCAAATTGCGAGGGCCTTTATTGACTCACTTGGCTTGAAGTCTCAAGGTTTTACGTTTGAGGTGTTTCGAGCATGATAAATACCAACTATGTGCCAGAGTGGTATATCACGCCTTTTGAGCATTCAAAGTACACATTGGCCCGCAACCAATTGCATATGGATCTTCTGTTTGATGATATGAATGATTCAGATGAGTTTCTATCCATGGGATGTTCTGCACAGGTGGATTATTACGATGGTGGAAAACATTGCATTGTTCAACTTGGGGAAACCAAAGGCAAATCACTGGTCACTATTCATGGCCTGTTACTGCATGAAGCATCGATCA